CCCACCGTTCTTCCCACCGTTCTTCCCACCATTCTTCCCACCTAGGTTCCCGTTCTTCCCACCGTTCTTCCCACCTAGGTTCCCGTTCTTCCCACCGTTCTTCCCACCTAGGTTCCCGTTCTTCCCACCTGCTTTCAAGTCAAGTAGATGTCTAGCACCAACAACCTTGGTACTGTCAGTTTCTGGCTGGGTAGAAGCTCAGAGCCTAAAGATTGGTGACCAGCTTGTCACAATCGCTAGCGAGCACATCGATGTTGTATCACTATCTGCTGACAAGAAGTCTGCATCCCTAGGTGAGCGAGTATCGTTCACAACTACAGAGGTAACTTCACTGGAGACAAAGACAGCAATGTTGGTCGGATTCAATGGACTAGAGAAGAATGTATCCATCACCCAGCCGGTGTTTGTAAAGACAGCGGAAGGCATCACCTACAAGAATGCAGGCGATGTCGAGGTAGCGGACATCCTACTAGGAGTTGGCCCTGACGGAGTAACCACCGAGACAGTTATCACCTCGATAGAGAAGGATGACCTAGAATCAGAGGTCTACGACGTGAGAACAACACCTCAGCCGTGGTTTATTACTAAATCATTTATAGCTATAGCTTAAAATATGGCTTAGAAGAAGGAGACAGCAGAAGCTGTCTCTTTTTTCTTACCCTAATAAAAGTGACCTATTTGAGCATATTTAGTGTAGGATAGTCAACATGAATGATTGGTACAGCAAAGATAGGTCAGAGACCGCCTCAAACCGTATGCCGGATAGATTCCTTCAGGAGGATCCAAACGTACGTGTAGTTAATCCGGCCCTTGGCATCAACGTATATAAGAGCGTTATCAAAGAAGAAGATGCTAAATCCTACATAGACACATTGGAGTCTAAGCTAAATGGTCAGACCCAGTACGAGTGGACTAGTTCCTACATCTCAACCGACACCGGTGAGCTTAACCTAGAGGCCAGAAACGCAAAAGATTTTAGTTTCACCTCTACTGGTTTAGGTCCTAGGACCGAAGAAAATGCGGAATTTTATGACATGCATGAAGCGGTATTCCAGGCAGCTAGGAAGTGTGTCGATGATTACGGTCGCTATTGGGGTGTAGGTATCCAATCATATGAGAAGTTTCACTTTGTTAAGTATGAAGGATCGGGCACTCACTTTAGAATGCACATCGACCACGGTCCGCACTTTGTGTCCACCGTTTCTATAGTCATATATCTAAACGAGGGTTATGAAGGGGGGGACCTTTGGTTCCCTAGGCTAAATAACCTAATCATAAAACCAAAGACTGGAGATATTTTAGTATTCCCGTCTACGTATATCTATGAACACTCGGCTACAGACATAGTTGAAGGTACTAAATACTCAGTTGTAATCATGAGTGACTACAATGATCGCGATGGACTGAATCACTCAGACTTAGAAGCGACTCACACGGACGAATTAAAGTACTAAACGCATCAAAATTTTAAACATTAGTATAGGATAAATAGTATGGATGATTGGTACAGCAAAGATAGGTCAGAGACCGCCTCAAACCGTATGCCGGATAGGCCTTTACAAGAAGACCCAAACGTAAAAGTGATAAACCCTGCGTTAGGTATTAACGTATATAAAGGCGCAATGACAGCCGAACAGGGTAAGCGATACATAGAGACACTTGAATCAAACCTAAGCGCCGAAGGCCCATACGGTTGGAACATGGCAAAGGTAACTACTTCAACGGAAGCAGACCTAGAGGCTCGTAATGCACAAGACTTTAAAATAAGCTCTAACAATTTAGGCCCTCGCAATGAAGAGAACGCCGAGCTTTACGATATGCACGAAGCAGTGTTCCAGGCTGTCCACAAGTGCGCGGACGACTACGGTCGCTATTGGGGCATAGGAATTCAGTCCTACGAAGCTTTTAATTTTGTTAAGTACGACGGCCCTGGAACTCATTTTAAGATCCACGCCGATCACGGCCCGACCTATGTATGCACTGTTTCCGTTGTTGTCTACTTAAACGATGATTACGAGGGCGGTGAGATCTGGTTCCCCCGTATGGATGGGCTAGTAATCAAGCCTGAGCCAGGAGATATAGTTGTATTCCCTTCTACCTATATCTACGAACACGCATCACAGCCGATGGTCTCTGGCATAAAGTACTCAGTGGTAATCATGACTGACTTTAATGACCGTGGCGGAGTAAACAAGAAGGTATCACAAACTGTGCAAGACTACGGACTAAAATACTAATGGAGTATGAAATGATGAATAACGAATCAGAAGATGCAGGTAAAGTCGAACAGCAGATGCTGGAGAAAAGACTAAGCGATTGGTACACCTTAGCGGAGAGAACCTGGACTTCAGCTGAAGAGGTAGCACCAGGAACTGGAATCTGGGTATACAGAGATGTACTACCTAAAGAACTTAGGGTCATCGAGCGTCTAGAAGAAGTTCTAAACGATCCAGACAACGACTACCAGTATCAGGAAGCCATGGTTGGCTATCAGATGAAGATGCCAGAGTACCGTGACTGCGTAGATTTTAAATACAAGAAGTCAGACATTATTGACGATGTAACTCCGTCTGGGCTAAAGCTACACGAACTAGCAGATGACACTGTCTATCGTCAGATGCAGGCAGTAAAAGACTACACTCGTCGATACAACATCGGTGAGCTCCGCTACTGGGAGGCAACCAACTACGTGCGATATGGCGAGGGACAGCACTTCCAGGAGCACCACGACCACGGCTACTCATACAACTGCGTAGTTTCAGTAGTTACTTTCCCGAATGATGACTATGAAGGTGGAGAGTTATACTTCCGCCTGCAGAACGTTACTGTAAAACCTAAGGCCGGAGAGATGTACGTATTCCCGTCTAACTTTATGTATCCGCACCGCGCTATGCCGGTGAAGTCTGGCGTTAAGTACTCTATGGTAACTATGCTGGACTACTCAGATAAGTTCCACAGCCCGGAGTTTTATGCCGAGACCGGGAACTAGTGAAAAGTATCAAAGTCCGAAGTAGCAGGCCAGGGTCAGGTCAGGTATCCCAGCTGCCAGCTACTAGAGGTTGGATGGACGACTCAGCTGAGAAGCACGCCTATATGTGCTTCCCCATGACGGTTACCAACCGTCTAGGCTGGGGCATTTCATTTCCGGAAGATATTGTATTTATCTGGGACGGCATTGATGACACTACACCCGACCATGTAAAAATTTTAAAGGGTGAAGAATATGCTAGCCCTAAAAGATGTAACGCAACGATAAGCTTTGAGACAGGTCTGATTTTTAAAACAGACCCGGACGTGACAATGCTAGCTATGCCAGTGCCGAATCAATTTATTGCTGGTACTCAGTGTTTTACTACTTTAATTAGCACTTCGTTCTATATGCCAGAACTGCCAATTGCTTGGAAGATAACCGAGGCTAATAAAGAGATAACAATTCCAGCTGGCACCCCCGTTGCAGCTGTATTGCCAATATCTTTGACAGCTTTAGAGAACGATTATGAAATGATGATAGACCCTAACCCAATTCCACACACCTACTGGGAAGAAGTAGCTAAGTATGGTGCTGCAGCTCAGTTGAAGAACGAGGTGGGCGATTGGTCAAAGATGTATAGAGACGCCGTAGACTACAAAGGAGACTCAGTGGGAGCCCACGAAACAAAGTCAATCAAACTAAAAACAGTAACTTGCCCCTTCACCGGGCAGAGCTATGAAGTAGAGGACGACTCGGTTGAGCCTACCGAATAAAATCAAGTTTGTTATTAATAGACCTTGGCTAACCAAAGACAGCCCATCCGCTCCAGGTCCAGTAATCAAGACTATCCCGGACTGGTACCGTAAGGCAGACCGCTTTGCCATCAATCCCCACACCAATGAGCCGTGGATTGACCCGCGTGACGGTGGCAAAGTCCCGACCTGGAAAGCTTGCCCTGCAGTTTTTGACATCATGGGAACTGGCTATGTATACAAAACCCCTTGCGACATAGAGGTCACAGAAGTTAACGGAAAAGTCTCTATAAAAGTTTTAGACCCTCAGAATCAAGATTTTGTAGGAGCTCGCCCACCTATGCCTCAGTTTGTCGCCCCGCAGGGGTATCACGAGGATCACTTTGCCTGGTGGGCCGACTGGGCAGTAGAGCTTCCAGAAGGCTATAGCGCACTCTACTCTCAGCCTTTTAATCGATTTGAGCTGCCATTTTTAACAACTAGTGGGATTATCGACAACGACAAGGTCCACCTACCAGGCACTATGCCATTTTTTATCGTTAAGGGCTACACGGGGGTCATTCCTGCAGGAACTCCGTATGCTCAGATTCTCCCCTTTAAGAGAGAGAACTGGGTAGCCGAGGTTGAAACCACCATAAGCTACGAGCAGATGGTTAAGAAAAACATGGAAAACTCTGATAAATATCGGGTTCCCAACGGTGGCGTGTATCAAAAAGAAGTGTGGACCCGTCGCACCTACGAGTAAGGTATAGGATAGTAATATGGACTTAGCTAACGATAATCTTAGAAATACCGACAGGGTATCTATTACGCCATCCGGATTTTTTGGAGACTCTTCAGACAACATAGTTGCGCTAGAAGATTTCATGACTCCTGAAGAGCTGGACTACCTAGATAAATTTGCTCGATCAAATACAGTCTGGGACTACACCGAGTCGCACTACAACGACGAAGGTGTCTGCATCTATGACGCATCCTACTGGGAAGACAGGGTTGCCACAACCGGCAGCCTAAATGCCTCTGATCCTGGAGTACTCAAGATTATTGAGGGGATGCAGGCTCGACTAAAGATAGAAGTAGATAAGTTTCTAAGTGTAGACGCCCTACCAACTCCGCCAGCGCTTGTTCGTTGGTTGCCAGGTCAGTACCAGCACCCGCACGCAGACAAAGAGCTGCACGAGGGCGAGAACCGCGGCAAGCCAAACGACTTCCCGTACTATGACATTGCTGGTCTATTCTACTTGAACGATGACTATGAAGGCGGAGAGCTTTATTTCCCTAATCAGGGAATCCAGTTCAAACCAAAGCGTGGAGCCGCATACTTCTTCCCTGGAGACATGAACTACATTCACGGAGTTACAGAAGTAAAGTCTGGTATCAGATACGTTAGTCCATTCTTCTGGACAATTTTAAAACACACCGGCGAAAGACAACCTAAGTAAGGAATCTAATGATTATCGAAAACATTGATAAATCAACTTTTAACTATATAAAAGACGAGCCTAATGAAAAAGGCGTTCTAGGCGTTACTCACAATAGAATTGTAGAGATTCCTAACTTTGTAGACGCTGATACCGCTGAAAACATGATCAACTACTTTGAAGCTAAGGCAGAGGAGTGGGGAGATATTGCCTTCTACAACTCAGCCGGAATGGGTCTAGCACCTAATGACCCAGAGCTTGCTAACTATGGTCTAGACGGTATGTTCTTTGAGAACCTACGAGAGAAGTACCAAGAAGCTGTAGAGCTAGTATTTGAGCGCGAGGTCCGACCTAATACTTCACACGCACAGAAGTGGGTAGTCGGAGGCTTCGCAGCACCTCACTCGGATAACTCAGACTTTGAGGGAGAGCCAAACCCTTTCGAAATCAATAAGTATGTCGGCATCCTGTATCTAAACGACAACTATGCAGGTGGCGAGCTATACTTCCCGGACCACGGGATCGAGTTCAAGCCAAACTCTCTGTCATACTATGTTTTCCCGGGTGGCATCGAGAACATCCACGGAGTTAAAGAAATACTAGAAGGCACTAGATACACCATGGTTTCTTTCTGGGACTTCGCCGATGCAGAATACTCTGACGAACGCCAGGAGTGGTGGAAAGAAGAGATTGCTAAGGTTCGAGAAGAGCAGAAAAAGCAAAAAGAAGAGTGGGATAACGGAAATAAGCTTGCATAATGAAACTTACAGTATATGCAGACAAAATTTTCTACTACGAAGAAGCAATAGCTGAGCCAGATAAAGTTGTAGAGCTACTAGAGCTCACGGACGAACTGCTAACAGATAGCGACGCCATAACAAAATGGAATAGCTGGGAATCTTCCAAAAAAGACGCAGTCTACATATACGGTAAGCAAAAGCACGTAGACGGGTTAAAGGCAGACAGTAGCTCCGAAAACGTTAAGTGGATATATCAAACTCTTTCCGAAACCCTACACGCTTGCGGTCGAGACTACAGTAGCTCGCTTGGGATAGAGTACGTAGATCCATCACCGATTAGTATCTCTAAATACCAAAAGGGCGCTGAAATGGGCCCCCACGTTGATTGGCACGGAGATACTATGGTTGAACCATTGATGTCAGCAGTGCTCTATCTAAATGATGATTACGAGGGCGGCGAGCTAGACTTTCCTGATCTAGGAGTTACCATAAAGCCTAAGGCTGGAAGCATAATTATATTTCCGTCCGTAGCCCCTTTTTACCACCAGTCTTTGATCGTCAAGTCTGGATTTAAATACATGTCTCCAGCTTTTTGGATTAAGCGTCTATAATCGGATCTCTAGAAAAAGAAGTAAGCGTATACCTTATTCCTGACTGGACTTCCTTTACCCCGTGAGTATATTCTTCAGTTCCAGGGTGAATAACTAGGCTTCTAGCTTTTGGCTTAATAGAAATATCTTTCTTAGGATAGTAGATTTCCCCGCCTAAATAGTCATCGTTAATATAGATAACAAACCCGTGCATAATGTCATTGTTTGTATAGTGAGGCCCGCGGTCTTGGTGAGTCTCCATCGAGTGTCCAGGACTAAACCTGTGGATGATGTTTATAGACACATATCTAACACCTAGATTTTCTAGCCCATAAATTTCTTCGTAAAGTCGGTGAGCACGCTCTTCCAGCCGAAGCACTAGTTCCCGATCAAAATAAGGTAGCTTGTGCATGAAAAGGTTCTTGTCGTCCCAGAAATCAAAGTTCTCTACTTCGGGACTATTCTCCCCCTCGGTCCTCCAAGTTGACTGATTTACAGACTCTGCTACACTAATTAAGTAGGCCGCCTCTTCTTCAGTTAAGAAGTTCTCTGTTACAGAAATGTCAGTGTCTTGGTAGAAAGATGTCATACATTGATTATACCCATATAAGACCTAACTAGGAAAGCCCAAATTAGGATAAAATGTAAGAGACCGCCTATAATTTAGGGACTCTCGTGTATTGCGCAACCACAAACGTTTACGACATTCTTGTTGACCAAGGTGCCACCCTTTTGCGTTCGATTGCACTAAAAAGCTCAGCGAAAGCAGCAGTAACCCTGTCTGGCTACACAGCTGTTATGCATATTCGTGAAAAAACGGACTCTTCCAACATCCTACTTACTTTAACAACATCAAACGGTGGTATAGAGATAAACCCAACAGCCGGCACCGTGCTTATAATTGCAAGCCCTGCTCAGACAGCCGCGCTGACAGCGGGCAAATATGTTCACGATTTAGAGCTCACCGAAACATCTACAGGAATTGTAACAAAAATCATCCAAGGAAACCTAACGGTTCGAGCTGAGGTAACCAAATAATGCTTTCAGATAATTTTGCTTTTGTTGAGATAAAGTCAGTTGGAGTTCAAGGCCCAGCTGGTGCAACTGGTGCAACTGGTCCTTCCGGAGGACCAACAGGACCTACAGGATCTACCGGTCCTACAGGAGCAACCGGTGCAACGGGTTCAACGGGTAGTACTGGTGCCACAGGTGCTACAGGTGCCAACAGTACTGTAGCCGGTCCAACCGGTTCGGTAGGCGCAACTGGCGCAACTGGTGCAACGGGTGCTACTGGCGTAGGGGTAGCGGGAGCCGCCGGCGCAACTGGTGCTACAGGCGCAACCGGCGCAACCGGAGCACAAGGATTAAGAGGTCTATCAGGATACACAGGAGATACGGGTGCGACTGGTGCAACGGGTGATACTGG